TGCATCCAACATCGTGACAGGCAAAAAAGTTCTGTACCGCTCTGACAATGGCAAAAGCTTGGCGGTAGTTTCTGATACGTACAAAGTAGTACAGCCAAAAGAAGTGCTTGAGTTCTACCGCGACCTTACAGACAAGGCCGGTTTCCAGTTGGAAACAGCCGGTGTACTCCGTGAAGGCCGTAAGTACTGGGCATTGGCTAGCATGGGTAAAGAGGCCAAAGTCTTAGATGACTCGCTCAAAGGCTATCTCTTACTCGGCACTGCCTGTGATGGCACAATGGCAACTACCGCCATGTTCACCTCAATCCGTGTGGTCTGTGCCAACACACTTGGTTTTGCAATGCAGGAAGCCGAATCAGGCAAGGCCAAGAACGTGGTACGTATCAATCACCGTTCCGAGTTTGATGAAGCCTCGGTTAAGGCTAAGCTTGGCATTGCAGCCACTAGCTGGGACAGCTTCATGACCTCTGTGGATGTCTGGTGCGGCACACCGGTGGACGATATTACTGCCAAGCAGTACTTTGATGAGGTGTCCTCCTACACTACTACTGAAGGTGATGTGATTGTTAGCAAGAAGACCACAGAGACCTTGATGAACCTATTCCAAGGTGGTGGTATGGGCAGCCAACTGACCACGGCTAAAGGCACCGTCTGGGGCCTGATTAATGCAGTCACTGAGTATGTGGATCATCACAAGGGTCGTACAGCTGATGGCCGTATGGACCGTGCATGGTTTGGTGATGGCCAAGCCATTAAATCTTTGGCGGTAAACAAAGCAAATGAACTAGCTTTGGTATGATAAAAAAAGCCCCTAAGCTCATCACTTAGGGGCTTTGAAGACAACTAATCAAAGGAAATTGAACATGGACAACATGCTCAGAGACATTATACGAGGTTGTTTTGTAAGCGGCATATGGTTAGGGGCAAGACTATGAGTTTTGCGGCACATACTGTACAACCTGCCGATCTATACAAACAAGACCTCCAAAAGAGACAATTCACCGACCAAGACGTACAGCTGCTAAAGCTGGAATTGCTGGATCCCGATCAAACACAAGCTCTGATCGGCCATACTCGGGATTGGTCAATCAAAATACCGTACTTTGATCTACATGGCCAGGAAACTGGCTTTACGCGTATTCGGCTATTAATGCCGAAGACCAAGATGAAGTACAGCCAAAAGCGTAGCAGTGGTGCCCACATCTATTTTCCACCCACGATCAATTGGCAAACTTACATCAAAGATGTCAAGCTACCGCTGATCATTACAGAGGGTGAGTTCAAGAGCTGGGCCATTGTGAAAGCAGTGGCTAAAGAAGGCTTGACGCATGCTGTGATTGGCTTGGCTGGTGTAACCAGTTGGGGCAATAAAAACAATGACACGCCATTGCACAAAGACCTCATGGAGATCATGTGGAAAAAGAGTAGTGGGTTGAATGTTGTGAACCGACAGGTATATATACTGTTTGACTATGATGGTAAAGAAGAGAACGGTGAACCTAATGAGCAGGTTGCCATTGCCGAGGCTCAGCTTGCGAAGACCTTACGCGGCTTAGGTGCTGATGTGTTTTTGTGCCGTGTGGGTAAGTACGCTAACTCACAAGGCGATAAGTACGCCATTGATGATCATCTAAACAGTGGCAAGCCATTGATGGATGTGCTTATGAACTCTGAGCAATTGAGCATTGCCGGTGTGAGCGATCTAAAAACGGCTTTGTATGAGTTTCGTACGCAATATGCGTTCTTTAATGGTGATGTGCTTAGGTTGCATGATGGACATGGGTTTTCGTATGCAAAGGCCAAGATCGATGCCGGCCATTTGCGGCATTCCTTTACAAATGCACAAGGCCAAATGAAGCATGTTGACCTGCTGGATGAGTACAAGGCTTGGCCAAAGAAGCTAAATCTAAAAGCCATTGATGTCTATCCTGAGTACCAAGGCTATACTATTACGCCTGACGGCTCATACAATCTTCTTAAGGATTGGAAGTATTCGCCTATTGAGGGCGATGTGCAGCCATACTTGGACTTTTGTCATTACTTTTTCAGGGACCTGCCTGAGTTCGAGAACTTTTTCCATAACTGGGTGGCACAAATCATTCAGCAACCTTGGAAAAAGAACTTCACATCGATCATCTTTGCATCCAGTCTTGAGGGTGTGGGCAAGTCAGCCTTGGCTGAGTACATAGCCAACATGATGGGTGTAGGCTATAACTGTCCGGCCGGCATCTGTGGCCCTGATGAGATCTTCCGTGAAAAGAATGATGTGCTGAGTGGTAAGCTATTGGTCGTGGTCAATGAACCTAGCAGCGACCGTGATGACCACCAAAAGACCCTCAAGCATTTGGTGACCAGTGAGTTCATCAACATTGATAAAAAGTACGGCCTGAAGTATACGACTAGGAACTACATCAATCTGATTATGACCACCAATGCTGCATATGTAACCAAAATGAGCAAGAACAGCCGCAGAGATGCGGTCTACATGCCAAAGACACTCACTCGTGAAGAAGGCGCCATGCGGTTTAGGCAGTTGGAGGCATGGACTAAGTTTGAGATGGGGTATTCTAAAGTATTAAACTGGTACATGTGCCGGGATCTTGGAGATTACAGTGCAACCGCACCGGCACCGACATCTACACACAAAGACGAGGCTGTCAAGATGAGCCAATCCAGTATTGAGGACTTTGCTGATGAGCTGTATGCTTTGATCAATGAGGAACTGGGTGGTGTAGCAGCATTCAGACCATCGCAGATTGAGACACTTGCCGAGACACTAACTGGTCTGAAAAACGTAAAAGCCAAAGCCTTGGTGTATGCTTTTATGAAGCTTGGGGAGGTTGATATGAACGGAACGACACGTATCGATGGCGTTACGACCCGTTTTCATGTATATGTGACCAAAGAAGGTAGATACAAAAGACAAGATTTGAAGCTTGTAGAAATTGTATCTTCGACCAAAGCCATGGTCAACAAGCACATCAGCCTTGGCTGAGATACAAGATCATGTATCCAGATACAATTTTTTCGAGTGGTTTTGTATCCGTGTTTTTGACTGCACTGTTACATCTGCATATACAAGATACAAAGATACATATTCCTTATTTAGAAATAATATGTATATATGTATGTCGTATAAAAGAGTCTGCAGAATTTTGTATCCAATTTTGTATCTTGCCGGTTTTTCGTCGGTTTTGTACAATCCGGTTGTCGATGGCACGAATAAGGGTTAGCGCCTTATTCCCTTGCTTTGTGCAAATACCAAGGGAGACGGACACACTGCTTTATGTGAGCGTGCCATTGACACCTACACGCATGGGGATTGACTCGGCATCCAAGGTAGGCGTGGGCTGGAACGATAAGCCCGTTACCACGCACAATCCCCAGCCGTGTTGGTGTCTTTTGTTATACAATCCCGCACATGACAGATCAGCCAAAACGCCCAAGAGGTCGCCCAACGAAATACGATCCTGCATACTGTGAGCAGGTGATTGAGTGGGGTAAGCAAGGTTATAGCCGTGAGATGATCGCTTCTGAGTTGGATGTGGGATGGACCACACTCAACCTATGGGCTGATGCTCACGAAGATTTTATGGCGGCCTTGGAGAATGCTAAGGTGCATGAAATGGCGTACTTTGAAAAGCTTGGCCTACAGTATGCCGTAGAAAACCCACAGGGACCACGACTGAACTCAGCCATATGGGGCCGTTCACTTGCGGCTAGATTCCCTCAGAAGTACCGAGAAAATACTAAGGTCGAAGTGACTGGCAAAAACGACGGAGCAATTCAGGTCGATGTGGTTCATGACTTTGCGCAAGAGCTCATGAACGACTTGTTGGCAACAAGGCAAGCCGGTGATAAGTCAAACGATAGCTGAACAGTTTGCCGAGCGCATAAAGGCTGGGCCGAACTTAAATCATGCATCGAAAGAGTGGCAAGCGGCCATCAAAGCACGGCTGAAATGGCTACAAAAAGCAAATGATCATCAGATCACGCCTAAAGGCGATTGGTGGAATATTTGGCTTTTGCTTGCTGGACGTGGTGCAGGCAAGACGCGCTGTGCTGCTGAGTGGGCGTGGTGGGAAGCATGGACAAAGCCAAAGACACGCTGGCTAGTTAGTGCGCCGACTTCAGGTGATGTTCGTGATGTGTGCTTTGAGGGTGATTCCGGGTTGATCAATGTCATACCGCAAGAGATCATTGAAGCTTACAACAAAAGTCAGCACGAAATCACATTGACCAATGGGTCGATTCTCAAGGGCATTGCAGCATCTGAGCCTGACCGCTTTCGTGGTCCACAGTTTCATGGCGGTTGGCTTGATGAGCTGGCTGCTTGGGATTACCTTGATGAAGCCTGGGACATGATTCAGTTCGGTATGCGGCTTGGCACACAGCCACGACTGATCTGTACTACGACTCCAAAGCCAAAGCCGTTGATTGTCGATCTGACCAATCGTGATGGTGAGGACGTGATC